TCTCAATTGCTGGGCGAGGCGGGCGCTACAACCGTTCCTGACGTCATTGCTGACTACATGAATCCCTATCAGTCCGCCGTAGTGGATGAGATGGGTCGCCTAACCCAACGCAATGTGCAAGAAAACATCTTGCCAAACCTTGGCGCGGCGGCGGTTGGTTCTGGTCAGTTTGGCTCACGCCGTCAATCGCAAGTTACTGGCAACGCTTTGCGTGACATTCAAGCTGACTTGCTAGGCAAGCAAATGCAAGCGCTCCAGCAAGGCTATACAACCGCTGGCACGCAGGCTCAAACAGATTTGTCTCGCGCTTTGAACGCTGGTCAAGCCTTTGAGAACTTGGGTCAAGCCCAGCAGGGTTTAGGTCTGGCTGGTTTAAAAACTATGTCTGACTACGGCGCTCAACAGCAGGCTCAAGGTCAAAAGTTGCTTGATTACCCAATGGCTCAAACACAGCAATTTGCCAAATTGCTTCAAGGCTATCAAATGCCTATGGGTACAACTACGCAGTCGACTGGTTCCGAAGGTTACTCCAACAGCCCGCTGTCGCAGATTGCTGGTTTGGGTTCTTTGGTCGCGGCTCTGTACGGAGTACCCCAGTCAGCCGTCAAAAAGGACGGTGGCGTTATGCGCAAGGCTCAAGGTGGTGGTGTGCGTCTTGCCGATGGCGGAATGGCTCCTTCTGGCGCAGAATATCACGATGGCAACGGAAATTTTTACGATGCCGATGGCTACTTAGTGGGGTAAACAATGGCAATTCCAACAGGCGGCTTGAACCAAGTCTCTGCACAACAAAAACCTCCTGCACAAGCACCCGCTGGCGGTAAGTTTGATGCAAGCGCGGTACAAGCTGAAAATATTGAAGAAATAACCAAAGCGAAACCGACTGGTTTAAAAGAAACAATTGTCGATGACCTTGGTGACCAGCGTGAGGCAATGAACGCCGCGCTGTTGCGTATGCGTGAGAGTTTGGATGTGCGCAAGAACAGACTGTTTGACCCTGTCCTAATGCAGACCGCCGCAGGCTTCTTAAAACCCACCAAGACGGGTTCTTTTGGTGAGTCCTTGGGGTATGCCGCAGAAGGTGCTGGAGCCGCCGCAGAGCGCGAATCTGTCTTCCAAAGAGAAAATCAAAAGCTGGAGATGGAATTGCTTGCTAAAGAGCAAGAGTTGCGTCAGCAATTAGGTGGAGACCAGTTAATCAGCACATTGTTGGGTGGGCCTAAAACTACCGCACCTACACCTGCTGGTGGTGCAGTAACTACACCTACTGGGGAGTTAAGAGTCCCCGGTACTACCTCGCCAGTTGATGTAGCAAACGCACCAAACCCTGCAAACGTGTTAACCGCCGCTCGTCAAGGTCGCATTCCAATCACTGACGAAGTGCTGTTGCTGGCAAGTCGCGTTGCGCCAAAATTGCTTCCAACCTTAACGGAGATTCGTAAGGCTCAAGAGGGTGAAGAAAAGAATCGTATTGAGCGTGAAAAGCTAGGTCAAGACAAACGCAAGGTTATCCCTCGTGGCTTGCGCACTGAGCGTGAGATGAATGTGGCTGAGTATGCCCAATACCAAGCCGCGATTAATAATTATCTTAATGACGGCGATGAGAACAAGTTGCTCAACTTCTATGACACTAAGGGCTGGCTTGAGTCCGAGCAGGTTCGCAATCGCAAGATTACTCCTAAGCCAACAGATGGCACAGCGCCAGCGGGCGATAAGCCTGCACCAATTGGCCCAGCAAGGTCTGCGTCTGAGCAAAAAGGTGAAGAAGTCGCCATAGAAACAACCGCTAAAGGTCGCGCAGAAGCCTCTGAAAAAATGGCTTCACGACTTGGTTTGCAAGCTGAGGCGGCGTTTGAAAACAGCAATATTGCCAACGACATGATTGGCTATGCAAAGAACAATCCTGCGGTGTTTCAACTTATGAATCAGCCCGGTCTTGCAAACGCGATTGCTCGTGCTGTAGAGCAGGGCGCAAATGCTGGTAACTTCAACATTAGTTTGCCCGCCAGTGTTGTCTTGCAGTACAAACTTCAAGAAAATGATTTGTCGGCTTTACAGATGTTTATGCAAAAGAGCGCACAGTTGCAGTCGCGTGGTCGTCAGTTAAATAGAACACCGGGCGAAGGCTCCACATCCGACTACGAAACAAAACTGCTTGGCGGTATTTATGCATTGCCGTCTGACAGTCAACGTGCAATTATTTTGAAGTCTGACGCATTAAAAATGCAAGGAATGTTTGATGAGGCACGCTTTAATTTGTGGCTTGAAAAACGAGAGTTGCCGGGGATGAGCTATGATAAATTTTTGGTTGATAAAGATTACAAAGCGCTTAAAGCTGACTACCGTAAGACGCTTGACCGCGTCCGCGAGGAGAACTTGGACTTACTTGCGCCTAAGAAGAAAGACAAAGCGCCTTCTACGTCAACTTCCCCTGCGCCTGCGCCTTCGGCTCCTGCAAACCCTGCTCCATCGTCAACAGCGCCACCGAAGCCTGCGACGTCAGCGTCTCCACCAGTTTCAGCAACTCCGCTTCCGCCCACCGACCCGTCAGTCCCACCGGGCTACGTCCGAGACAAAACTACAGGCGTAATTCGTAAGAAGCGCGAAGGAGATGCGTAATATGGCAAACGACCACGTCAAAATGTTTACTGAGGAGTACAGCCCTATTGCTGTGCAGGTTAGTAAGCAAACGGGTATTGCTCCTTCGGTTCTTTTGGCTCAATGGGGCATGGAGTCTGACTATGGTCGCAAGCCTACGGGGCATTTTAATTTTGGCAATATCAAAGATTTATCGGGTACTGGCAAAGAGGCTATTGACAACAAGACCAAATCAAAAGACAAGTATTTAAACTTTGAAAGCCCAGAGGCTTTTGGTGATTACTACGCAAACATGATGCGTCGCCTTTACCCGAAGGCTTTGAATTCAGGCGCTGACATTGAAAAGTATGCAGAAGGCTTGCGTGGGGGCGTAAAAGGCTCTTACGCTGAGGATGAAAAATACGAAGACAAGATACGAGGCGCACATCAACTAACAACAAATTTTTACAAAGACCCAGAAGTAAAAGAAGTAAAAGTAAACCCGTTTGAGAATTACGAGTCTGAGTCTTCAAAGTTTAAGAGTGAACAAGAAGAGCGAGACCGCAACAAAAAGCCAGAGGACAAGCAAGAAGAAACACAGGGAGGCATGAGCGCTCCTGAAACTGGTGCGGTTGCTGGCGCTGTAGCCAATGCTGTATTGCCCATGTTCACTGACCCAAAGATTACTCCAAGGGTAGACACAAGTAGAGCGGAAGAAGCAAACCTATCTGCACAAGATAAGTTGGAATTGGCGCGTCGCAATTTAGCCGACTTTAGCCCACAAGGCACGGTTGACCTTGAGGAATCATTCCGTCAAAGTCAAAGCGAAATAGAGCGTATTAAAAACGAACAGAGACTGGCTCAAGAGCGTTTGAGGGGCTTGCCAAAGTCTGCGCCACCAATTGAGACGCCAACACCTTCTGAGTCTGTTGATGATGTGTCCCGCACAAAAGCTGGTGCATCTGGCGCGGTTAATTACGTTCGCGCTATGTCTGATGATGTTCCAGACGTTCTTGCTGAACAAGCCCTCAACATGAGGAAAGACAACCCTAGAGGCGGTCAAGCAATTATTGATGCCAATGCGTTGGCTATTCAAAAGCAGGCTGACTTAGGTTTGGGTGACTACGGTCTAACACGCACAGAAGGTGGCGTTCAGTTGGCTCTGCCCCCTACCACCGTAGCGGAGCGTGAAGCTGACATAGCCCGACAAAATAAAGAAAGTCAAGACGAGTTGGCGCGAAGAACAGAGCAGGCTCGATTGCAACAAGAGGCGCAAGCCCAGCAATTAGAGCAACAGCGTCTTGCTTACGAGGCGGAACTAGAGCGCCTTCGTGTAGAGCGTGCGCAAGCTGGTCAGCAGTTGAACGAAGTCACGGGGCAAAGAAGAACAGTAGCCCCCTTACAGCGTGCGGTAACCAAAGCAGAGAACGAGGCAGAGATTGCAAAACGCAAACTAGAGCGTGCAAAGCAACAACCAAACGCCGCAGGGCGCGTCGTTGAAAACGTAGGCGTAGGCTCGACTAGGATAGGCGCTTTGCCAAGGGCTGGCGTTGGTGCTGGCGCGGGTTACCTTGGCGTAATGAGTTACCAAGAGGCTTTAGAGCGTTATAAGGCTGGAGACACCAGTGAAGCCGTTTTAAAGGCTTTGGAGGCTGGCGCGGCTACTGCGGCGGTGGTTCCCCCAGCAGGCAAAAAATTGACTAAGGTACGAGGCGCTGGTGTGTTTGGCGGACTAGGATTAGGAACGTATGAATTGGGAAGGCGTCTTTTGAAGGACGCCCCCCAAGAATAATTTCAGGAGCAGTTGCCACTCTCCTCTTTGCCCCCCTTAATTGGGGGGCTTTTTTTATACAGGTCGCTGGTTTTCTAGAGCATTACCTACTGCGACGTTCATGTCTTTGACAATCTCGACGCAACGGGCGTGTTCTTTTCTTGCGTACTCAACAGCCACATATTGCTCAATGTTGTGAGCAAACTGCATGATGTCTACCTCGTCCGCAATAAGTGGGTCTTTGCGGGGTCGGTCGCTTTGGAAAAAAATTTGTTTGATGGTTTCTTCGCTCAACATTTTCAATCCTTATTTGTGTGAGTTTTTAAGTTGCCAAAATTGCAGAAGGTTTACGAACATTTCCCAGCCACGGTCAAGGTCTTCTGCGCTCCACTCACGCACCACGACTAGGTCTGGAACGCTACGGGAAACAAAGATGTTGGCACAGCGGGCTTTGGGGATGCCTAGACCAACTCGGTAGGCTGATAATTGCATGAGATGCTCGTCGTATCCCTCGACCTTTGCGGGGTCAGAGAACTCTTTGGTTTTGATGTCAGCGACGATGCCTTCTCCATCCCCAGTAAATAAATCGCACTTACCGCCAAAACCAAGTTCATGTGCGAATGAACGCTCAGAGACCCATTTTTGTTCGCCAAAGTGCTTGATGATTGCGAGGTCGCAGGCTTGGACACTCTCTTGGTGTTTGCCTGTCGGTTTGTTTTCATAAAAGCCTTGAATAGATGCATGGATGTCAGTTCCCGCATCCGCCGCCGAACGACCCTGTTCTTTGGAATCGTTGATGATTCGGTCTATGTATTCCTTTTCAGGTTCGTCGGGGCGGCGGGGAAGGGTAAGCGCGGCAAGCAACACCTGTTGCTGGAGCCACGCCAGAAGCGCTGGTTTAGCGGCGACGCCCAGCACTGTGGTCACCGAGGGAACCAAAGACATGACACGAGCGTCACGAAGTGTGGTTGCCCTTGGGGAGCCGTCTTTTTTAGAAGGCACAGTGTACTGTGGCACGCCGTCGCGGGTGTACCAGTGATTTGATTCGCTGGCGCGTATTGCTGGGGTAGTCAAACTCATTTGCTTCTCTCCGAAGTTTTATTTGCGCGTTTTGCAAACCGTGCTTTTTTTAGCGGTGGGCGACCACGGCGCTTTGGTTCTGCGACTGGGAACTCAGAGCGCATCGTCTCTAACCGTGAGGCGTCTCTGCAATGCTCCATGTAATTGATTAAGGCTAGAGTTTTGTGTTCGATTGCGGCTTTGATAAAAGCAAACTCTTCATCTGCAACATCAATCGTGATTCTGTCAGACATTTTTTTCTCCTAAGAAAATTCTTGGGCATCTGCCCAGTTGTACCAGCGCGTGACAAACTTTTTGAGGTCATCAAAAGACTTGCCACGAACCCTAAAACGCCCATCTGAGCAAAGTTGCTCAAACTTTTCAACCACTGTGTCACCGTCCGTGTTGCCTTGGATGATGACTACAGTGAACTGGGGTTGCCGTGCCAGATTGCGCAGAAGCAACCCCTGCCCTTGGCTGATGCTTTCACCTTCCCGCTTCCATTCACCAACAAAGAATTTGCACTTGCGTTCAAACATCATGTCAATATCGCAGGGCGTCGCTTTTGGATTGGTCTCAATCAGTCCTTTGAACTGGAAGAAATCAATGTGCGCCGCGTTTTGGTTACGCATAAGCCTCATGGTCAGAAGGGGATGTCGTCATCCATGTCGTCAAAGCCACCTGCGGAGGCTTTAGCGGGCGCTGGAGCGCTTTTCTCGCCTCGTGCCTGCCACTCTGGCGACTTCTGGATTTTCTCCTTCAAACCGTTGCTAAAGCTGTCAAACAACGCCATGTCGGGTTCGTCAATGGAAAATAGCTTCAGGTCGTTGTGACCGTCTGGCATACCGTTCTTTTTGATTGCAGGGGGTACGGACATGATGGCGGCAATATTGGTGTACTCCTTGCCGTTGTTGCCCATAGCCTTGATGACCGAAATCATCGCCCACGCGCCCAGCACGTTCTTGAGTTCAAAGCCACGCAACTCGTCTGCGGTGAACTCGCGCCCACGCCACGTTTGCAGGTCTTTGCGCAGGGTAGCCATCTCAGCCAGCGAGAGCGTAAAGTTCTTGCTGATAGACATCGGTTCGCCTTTGGCTGTGACAATAGGCTTACCAGCATCGTCTTCTCCATGCACCTCAAATTGCAACATCACCTTGGGTAAGTGTTTTACCGTACCAAGGTAAGTTGACTCTTGTGTCCCCAAGTCAATGACTCGGTAGCACCTCGCGAGGTGCATTCCTTGGGGTACTGGGGTGAAGTCTCCACCACCTCCGCCACTTTCTTTCGCTATTAAAGCCATCATTCGCTCCTAGTTATGATTACAGTTTCTAAAGTCACTACAGGTTTCTTAGACATCCCGCATTCATAGCGGATGATGTTCCAGTCCTCCTGCGTTGCAACGCCTGTCTCAGCCCGTTCTAGAGCCTCCTCAAGCATTTGTTGCCTCTCCAACATCAGTTGATTCATTTCGTCTTCGCTGTGCATATGTTCGCTTTCAAGTTAAACAGGTCGTAGTGTATCATGTTTAATTTGGTGTTGCACAACATTTTTTTTCGGTGTAACATCTGGTTAACCTAGAAAGGGAAACGATGACACTTCAAGAATATTTTCAGGACAAACCAAGGGGGACGATGATTGCGTTAGCACGCAAGCTGGGCATCAGCAAGACATGGTTCTCATTGATTGTGACTGGGCGACGACTACCTAGCCCAGAACTAGCACGCGACATTGAGTTGCACACAGGTAGGAAAGTGAAGAGGGAAGAACTTCGACCCGACATTTTTGGAAAGACAGCGAAATGATATGGTACAAATTTCACATCGGTGATTACCTCACACACACAGTGCATCTGTCTGATGCTGAGGATTTGGCGTACCGACGCCTGCTTGACCTCTACTACATGAGCGAGAAGGAAATCCCACTCGATACCGAATCGGTTGCGAGAAAGATACGCCTAGATTTAGACATAACCGAATCGGTTTTGAATGAATTTTTTGAACGTACCGAAACAGGGTATTTCAACAATCGTTGTCATGTCGAAGTTACCAAGTATCAACATCAAGTTGAAAATAATCGACAACTCGGAAAGCGAGGCGGGAGACCGTCAAAAACCGAATCGAAAACCGAATCGAAAGCGAACAATAACCCTAAGAAGATACAGATACAGAATAAGAATATAAATACATCGTCGAAATTCGACGAGTTCTGGAATGCATGGCCTTCATCAAAACGTAAGGTTGCAAAGTCTGAGTGCCAAAAGAAGTGGGCTAAGGCTGGGCTTGACGCTGTAGCTGAGACCATCATTGCTCAAGTCAAAATCCTGAAGTCGTCTGACCAGTGGACTGGTGGCTTTGAGCCAGCGCCCCTGACGTACATCAACCAACGTCGTTGGGAAGACGACATCATGTCTGACATCCCACCAAGTCGGAGAGTGATATGACCCCAGTTGAGCGAATGCTGGGTATGTTGACAAAGGTCAAGGGTCGCAATGGGTCTTGGACGGCTTGCTGTCCTGCGCACAATGACAAAGCCCCATCTCTCGCAATCCGTGAGACACCAGACGGGCGCGTGTTAATTCATTGTTTTGCAGGTTGTGAGACATTGACTGTGGTGCAGGCTTTGGGCATGGATATGACCGACCTATTCCCACCTGACGATAAGCGACGCGAGTACCCAATCGAAGGCAAGAAAAGCATGAAGCCAGCGTTCTACGCCAGCGACTTGTTGCGAATTATTTCGTTTGAGGCATTGGTGGTATCCATCTGCGCTTACGACATGAGCCAAGGCAAGAAGTTGAGCGAGACAGATAGAGAACGAATGAAGTTATCCCAACAGCGAATTGAAGAGGCAGTGAAATATGCAAACGTCTGACGTGCAAAAAAGAGCGCAGGAACTTGACGAGGCTCGTCGTATTCGTATTGTTCGACCTGATGAGGTGGACTTTGAGAAGTACCTCAAAGCCAATGACGTAGCCCAGAAGATTAAAAACGCGGGCGAGTTTTTGGATGAGATTGAGGTTGACATTGCCAACCCCGTAGCTGACGTATCTCAGACCATGCCTTGGACTAAGACTCACAGGGGGTTTCAGTACCGTGCAGGCGAGGTGACTTTGTACGCTGGTGGTAACGGTGGCGGCAAGTCGATGGTCACAGGACAGATTGCGATGGGTCTCATTAAGCAAAATCAAAAGGTGATGATTGCTTCGTTTGAGATGAAGCCTAAGCGTACGTTGTTTCGTATGCTTCGCCAGTTTGCTGGTGAGAACATTGACTTTCCGCGCTACATGGACAAGCATCGTTACCTGTCAAATCTAATTGGACGTATGCGTACCTTTGCTCACGCTAATTTGTGGCTGTATGACCAGCAGGGTACTGTGACATCCCAGCAAGTCATTGCAGTGTCTCGTTACAGTGCAGTTGAGTTGGGCGTGCAACACATCTTCATCGACTCGCTTATGAAATGCGTGTCTGGTGAGGACGATTACAACGCACAGAAGTCGTTTGTTGATGAGTTGACATCACTAGCGCGTGACCACAACGTACACGTCCATTTGATTCACCACATCCGCAAATTGCAGAGCGAGGAAATCAAACCGAACAAGAACGACATCAAAGGCTCAGGCTCAATCAGCGACCAAGTTGACAACGTATTGATGGTATGGCGCAACAAGAAAAAAGAACACGATGCACAGAATGGTGTAGTTGATGTAATGATTCCTGACGCCTACTTGATGTGCGAAAAGCAACGTAACGGAGAAGCTGAGGATTGGTACTCGCTTTGGTATCTCAAAGACAGCCAGCAGTTCGTAGAAAGCCATGACTCGATTCCAATGTCTTTTGACAACGGAGGAAGATTTTGAATTATGACAAGGAAGGCGAAGGAGAAGATGAGCATCGTCACCGTTGTCTCGTTCGGGAAATCATCACGATGCGCCTTAAAAATCGCGATAGCGCGTACCGCTGGTTCAATGGTTACGTTGACGAGCGCGGGAAGCGTCACAAGGGATGGAACGAACTTCATCCCAAGTCCCGCCTTGAGGCGGATGTTAGAGACCAGTGGGAAAAAGGTAACAGAGGTAACACAGGAGAATGGAAATGATTGAGATAACACTGCCTTGGCCTCCTACGGTCAACACTTACTGGCGCAACGTCAACGGTCGCACCGTCATTAGTGCAAAGGGGCGCAAGTACCGTAAGGCGGTCGCTGACCAAGTGCTGATACAACGCGCCGCAAAGCACATCGACTATGCGGTAAAGGTGGAGATTGAATGCTTCCGCCCAGACCGTCGTCGTCGCGATTTGGACAACCTTTTGAAAGCGTTGCTTGACTCTATGACCCACGCGGGCGTTATGCATGACGATGCCTTAATTGAAGACCTTCGTGTGTACTGGGCAGACGAAGTTGGTGGCATGGTCAAGGTGACCATAGAGGGGGTCGAATGAATTGGATTCTTTCACTCGTCGTCGTGTACTTTCTGTTCATGGGTGACCCGCCGTTGATTGATGTCATTCATGGTCACGTTACGCAGTATCTGACAGAGAAGGGACGCAAATGAAAACGGAACCAGATTTGATTGACATCTACGCAATGTTTGCGCTGATGGCTTTGATGCAAAAACCTACCAAGGCAAAGTCAAAGATAGATATTGCCTACGAGGCGTTCGAGCAGGCGCAAGCAATGGTCGATGTACGCGAAGACTTCGTGAACAAAAGGGGTGATTGATGGATGCATTTTTAAACGTGATGACTTGGTTCTTTTTATTGTCTGGAGTTGTATCTTGGGTTGTTGTAATTTCTTTGACGTTGTACTACTGGCTTTGCCAGCCTAAAAGGAGGAAGTAAATGTTTGAAACTTTTGGAGAGTTTTTTTGGGCGTTCATGTCGCTGTCTGGATTTATGTTTTGGATTAGCGTTGTGATTTTTATTGGTTTGGTAATCAGGCGCAATCGCGCAAAAAGAAAGGCTTACTATGAATGAAGAAAGAGACCCGCATAGAGCGGTGGACTACATCCTAAAGCACGCCACGCTCTTTGCGAAGGCTAAAGCAGAGCGCACTTACATCGAGCATTACCGCAAGTCGCTTAAAGGTATTTTGATGAAGCGCAGTATGGAGACAGCAATTGGTGCGCAGGAGCGGGAGGCTTACGCTCACCCAGAGATGGTTGAGTTGCTGATGGGATTAAAGGCGGCAGTAGAAATTGAAGAGAAGTTGAAATGGGACATAACAGCCGCAGAGTTGCGTGTCGAAATTTGGCGTACAGAACAAGCCAACAACAGAGCAGAAGGAAAGGCAACGATATGAAAAAGATTTTTATTGCAGTGTGCGCATTGGGCGTATTGGCTGGGTGTTCATCCAACAAGGAGCCGCACGTCACGATACAGAACCTCATCATGGACAGGAACATTCAGCCCTTGAGTCGCGGTGAACAGATTGATGCCATCAAAGATTGTCAAGAAGCTGGCTTGCGTCCTCGCGTGATATACGGCAAGCGCTTGGTTAACGGCTACAGCACTGAGACGGTCATCGATGTTCTTTGCTCGAACAAGTATGCGTTTTAACGTATTTCAGTGGGGGGTCGTCCACGGTCTGGCTTGGGTAGTCTGCTTGGCTGACGGATGGATTCTCCACAATCACGTCTTGTTTGGTATTGGATTATTCTTTTTGTTTTATTCACTATGGAGGATGACCGTGAGAACACCAGAAGATGAGGAGTTCGAGCGCATAGAGCGAGAGCAGGCGACTAGAGAGGCTGAGGGCTGGCGCAAACGTCAGGTTGTTTCCTTGCGAACCAACGTCGAGTCTTTTGACGACTGGGAACATAGTCATCGACCAGACCAGTATTTTGTCGAGCGCCGCGCCTTTATAGCTGGGTTTGAAGCTGGGCGTCGATACGAGCGATTGAAAGAAACAAACGATTGACATGACCACACTCAAAGAAAAGAAGCACATGAGTGCTGTGGCTGAACTGGGGTGCGCGGTATGCAGGCGGATGGGGTATCAGGGAACCCCTGCGGAATTGCACCATCCAAGGCGTTTGGCGGGGGGCTGGGGGCGTTCTAGCCACTTCAGTGTGATACCGCTCTGTCCTGAGCATCATAGAGGCTCCACGGGCTTGCATGGTTTGGGAACCAAGGCGTTTCAGAAGCACTACGGCTATGACGAGGCTGACCTTCTCAAAGAAACGCTGGAATTGCTCGGCGTTGCGCCCGCGCAACATTAGGGTTTTCCTTAGAAAATATTTGCAAAAAGTTGTTGACGGCGTTTAATTTGGGGTTAAACTAGCATCACTGACAGCAATCAAGCGGTCAGGTAAACAAACGAAAGCGAATCATGAAACTAAACGACATCTCTCTCACACAAGTAGACACACTCGGCACACTGTTGGCTCAGATTGCTGACTTGACCAAGCAAGCCGACGCCATCAAGGACGGCATCAAGGACGCCGCCTCTGCTGGTGGCGACAAGGTAGTTGAGGGCAACTTCTTCAAAGCAACATACAT